ACGATAGGATTGGAGCTTAATACGTTAAAGACTCCTTTCTTTAAAATTGGATTGTATTCTCAGAGATATACGCTTGAAGATGGTTCTGTGGAAGATGAGATTGTTATAGGGTTGTTTTTTATTAATGTTGTTATGGTGTTTTGGAAAACAGTTGATGAAGAGGAAATTTGAGCATAATATAGCATTAGATAATTTAATTGTATTTGACAATAGATAATATACACCTATCTTTGTGTTAATTAAATATGGAAACGAATAGAAAAATAATAGGTCAAAGGCTAAAACGTTCATTAGCAGATAGTTATGTTATAGCTGAGAAATATTATACATTCTTGTCTATAGTGAATAATTTGAATTTGACAGAGAGGGAGATTCAATTGGTGGCTTTTACAGCTATTAAGGGAAACATCTCCTATGCTAACAATAGGCAGGAGTTTTGTGATAAGTATAAAAGTTCAGAAGCTACAATATATAATATAATAAGCAAGCTTAAGAAAATAGGTGTTTTAGTTAAGGATGGGAATAAGGTGAAGGTCAATCCTGTTATTTCCCTGGATTTTGAAAGCAATCTTGTGTTAGAAATAAAGCTGAATCATGAACATTGACAGTAAGCCAAAGAGCATGTCTATGAAGGATTTCCTGATTAGGGTGCAGGCAGTGAAGATGATGAAGAGTGAGAAGACGATTGAGGCTGTGGTTAATCACCAGTTTCAGTCTACAAATTTGGCAATGAGGACAAATAATAGTGTAGAGCTTTCTGGATTTGGGAAGTTTTTCTTTAATGGTAAGAAAGCCAAAAAGAAATTAGATAGCCTTTATGACAGAAAGGTGTATATTGAGGAAGCTCTCAAAGATGAGCTTCTCACAGAACAACGAAGAAAGAGATATGATACAATGTTACAGAATGTTATATTGGACATCGAATTCTTAAAATCAAAAACTAATGAATTTCAGTCAAATTTACGAGGGATGGAAGAACAAGTTGATTCCAGCCTCGGACATGAAGAAACAGATTGAGGAAGTTAGCAGGGAGAGATTGAATGTGTGTAGTAGATGTCCTCATCAGTCTGAGAATAGGAAAGCTAATGATAAGAGGTTTAGGACAGTGAGACCAGATGTACATTGCACAAGTTGTGGATGTACGCTGTCTGCTAAAACAGCTTGTTTGTCCTGTAGTTGTCCTGAAGGATTCTGGACAGAGGTGCTGTCAGAAGATGATGCTGAACAATTAAAGAATGATGTCGATGGAAAACATGAAGATTAGAAAGATTGATCTTGAGACGTTAATAGATGTTCTTACAGATATATATAATAAAGGAGTGGACTATGTAGACATTATTGGTATTTATGGAGATGAGCAAGATTCCCTTGCTGTGTCTTTCTCCAAAGAATATATGTCAGAAGAACACGTTAACAATTTTGATAATATTGATTCAGACGATGGAAACTTGTCTGACGAAGATTTAAACCAACTATTATGAACCCAGCAGTAGAAGCATGGATTGTTATTGAGAAACTTGGAGCATTGGTAGCAACGCCTGGAGTTTCAGAGGATGTAAAGGTGTCAGCTAACGAGCAGATTAAAAAGCTCATTGATGATGTCATATCTCCAAGCCTGTCAAAGCTTTCAGCAACGTCAGCAGGACTGTTAATTAGATGATCGATGAGTAGGAAAACCAGTTATTACAACCAGGCAATACATATATTGCAAGATTTACATAAATCCTATCCAGAATATAACATGGGTAGACATATTGCTACAGCTCTAGATGGGTATGGGGATGTGTGGGGATTGTCAGACAAGGAATTGACATTTCTGTTAGGTAAATATAAAACAAGGCTCGATCTTGATATTCCACACCTAATAGATGGTGATATAGATGAGATTATGAGGGGAGGAATGGATCTTGACAGTTTATTTAAAGACGAAGATAATGGCGACTATTAAGAAAACTACATACATTAATACAGAGCTTGAATGGGCTGAAGAGCAACTCAAGAGTTGGAGGGCATATGTTGATGCCAATCCTCTCCATGAGTTGAAGGACAGAATTGAGTGGAAACCTACAGCCAAAGGAGGAATGCTCCCTATGGTCATAGCATCTATAGAAGCTCAAGGTAAGTTTGTTCAGGAAACAATGAAGAACTATCTCGCATTGGTTGAAGTGGTGGACAAGCTTAGGAAGATGGAAGAAGCTAAGGTGGAAGTGAGAGGAAAGGGTGAATTAGGGTCTATGGCTGAAGAGTTTTTGAAAAATAGGAAATGAGTGGATTGATAAAATCTATAGATTATAAAGACTGGTTTATTAATCAGCCACGTATTCCTGACAGAGAGAGTGAGGAATATTCGGCATTCTTTAATTTCCACAAGGATTTGTGCTTAAATGGATCTATGATGGATGGGGTTTACATAAACCCTTTTTTGTATTGGCATCTGAACTTCTGGAATACAGAAGTGGATATTATAGATGAGCGTGGACGTATTTCTCAGAAGTATGCCAATCCCTATCTACGTGATAATGAGTGGGTTATAACAAATGAGATAGATAGGGCACAGAACGAAAAGAAAGGACTGGTTATTCTAGGAATCAGGCGTTTGGCTAAATCAGTTATTGAAAGCTCATACATTGCTTGGGGAGCTACGTTTGATGAGAACAGTCAGAACATTATTGCTGGATTGAATGCTCCAGATATAAAGCTGATTACAGATAAGATTGATAAAGGACTTAACTTCCTTCCAGAAGCTTGGAGATGGCAGAGAATTGAGGACAATTGGAAGAATCAAGTGAGTCTTGGAATTAAAACTAAGGGAGGAGAACGTATACCGTTCTCTCAAATTCTCATTCGTAACTTGGATGAAGGTAATAATGAAGAAGCAATTGCAGGTACAAAACCACGTAAACTAATTATAGATGAGATTGGTAAAGGAAGTTTCCTCAGAGGATTTCAGGCAGCTGTGCCAGGTTTTACAACACCATTTGGATGGGGTTGTTCTCCTATCCTTACAGGTACAGGTGGTGATATGAAGAGATTCATGGATGCAAAGAGCTTAATGTTCGATGTAGACAATTTTAACTTCCTTACATATAATAATGAAAAAGATGACAAGAGAGTGCACGGGTTGTTCATTTCTTATAAATATAGGATGGAAGCCAAAGAGCCAACAACCCTTGGTGCGTTCCTTGACCAACCAGTTGATAGCGATCTACACAAGATATCTATGCTGGTCAGCAACGAGGACAAGGCTAAAGAAATAACTACAACCAACCTAGAGCGTCTAAAGAAAGCTGGAGATAGGGTGGCCTATCTAAAGGAGAAGATGTACTACCCCATGGAAGTGGATGACATATTCTTGAATGAGGACACTAATATATTTGATATTGAGGCAGCTAAGCGTCAGAAAACCAGACTGTTAAACCAAGAACGTACAGGAACACCTATTATTCTATTCTCTGATGGAGAGAAGATTGGGCATAATTTCACAGACAAAATGCCAATCAGCAATTTCCCTCTAAAGAATAGCGACATGAAGGATGCTCCTGTAGTTGTGTATGAATTTCCTATATCCAATCCTCCTTATGGATTGTATGTAGCAGGTGTCGATCCCTACAGACAGGGACAATCAGCATATAGCTCCTCCTTAGGAGCAGTTTATGTTTATAAACGAATGCATGATTTAACAGGAGAGAAGTATCAAGACATGTTTGTAGCTTCGTATGTAGCACGTCCTGATAAGAAAGATACATGGGAAGAACAGGCTAGACTTTTGATTAAATTCTACAATGCCAGAACGCTTTGTGAGAACGATGACATCTCATTCATAGAATATATGAAAGCTAAGGGGGATGGGCATTATTTAGAGAAACAACCACAGTGGTTGATGGAAATTGTACCAAACACCACTGTAAAGAGAGAATATGGAATTCATCGTTCGTCTCAGAAAATAATTGACTATCTTCACAATTGTTTGAAGAAATATACAGAAGAAGTGGTTATGATTGAGAAGGATAAACAAGGAAATCTAATCAGAGAGGTGACAGGAGTGAGTAAGATATTTGATCCTGTTCTCTTAGAAGAAATAATACAATACAACGATCAGGGTAACTTTGACCGTATTGTAGCAGCAGAACTAGCCATTGCTCAGGCACTGAAGATGGATCCTATAATGGGTAAGATTGGAGGTTCTGGAGATGATAGAGTGGCAGCATTATTTGCAAAAAAACACACTGAGAGTAAGTTGTTCAATACTTCCTCATCAGGACTATTTGGAACTAAACAACGTAAACTTTTTACATAATGGCAATAATTAGATATACAAAGGACGCAACTATTAGGTATGCCTACCTTAATATATTTCCTGATCAGTTTAAAACTGAGAAGGAAAAGAGAGATGAAAGCTGGATTAAGAACACGATGGACTACTTTGCTAACAGAGCTTATGCTGAGTATGTAAAGAATAGAGATACATTTGTTAAGAACTACGACCTTGTGAAGGGAATTCTTCGCATGGAAGACTTTTACCAAGAGCCAGAGGTGAGGAGTTTTACAGAAACACTTACAAGAAATCTTGATCTCCCTGCTTATGTAAAACATTATTCCATCATCACTACACCAATTAATGAACTTGTTGGTGAGATATCTAAGCGTCCTGATGCATTCAGGATTAAAGCATTTGATGACGATAGCCAGTCTGAAGAACTTGAATATAAAACAGGCATTCTCCAAGAATATGTAATAAACCAGGCAAGACAAAAGATTATGGAAAAAGTTGCCATGTCTGGGGAAGAAATTGAAGATGAGCAGCTTCAACAAATGACAATGGATGAGGTGAAAGATGAACTTGACTCTTACACTTCTGTTGCAGAAAAATGGGCTAATCACATCCTCACTTGCCAAAAAGCTGACTTCAATCTCAAAGAAAAGTCAGAAGATGCATTTAGGGATATGCTTATTTCAGCCAGGGAGTTCTATCACATCTATGAGGACAACTCAAAGGTGGGATATAACATCGAAGTGGCTAACCCAAAGAATACGTGGTTCCTCACTACACCTGATAGGAAGTATATTTCTGATCCTACAGGTAGGGCACAAGGTGCGTATGCTGCTGGTACAGTGCAAGTTATGGAACTCTCTGAGATAATTGAGGCTATTCCAGACTTAACTAAAGATGAGATAGACCATCTGAGAAGCTCTCTCCAAGACTATGGATTGATTAACGTTCGTGAGTCTAACTTGGGTAATTCTAACGTTGCTCCTGGTATTGATTCTGTAACATACGATACATACGATCCTCTCGTTCTTCAGACAAGAATGATGATTGAGTCTGAGATGAAAGAAAACAATGATGGTCTAAGAGACTTCTTAGGACTAACATCTAATGTCAGCTCATTTGGATATAAATATGTAGTTGTAAGATGCTATTGGATTTCTAAGAGAAAGATTGGTAAACTCATCTATCTAGATGAAATGGGTAATGAACAATCTGTTCTTGTAGATGAAAACTATAAAAGCAAGACTATTCCTACAGAACAATCTTTGGAATGGGGATGGATTAATGAGTGGTATCAAGGAACTAAAATTGGTCCAGACATCTACCACATCAAACCTTATAAGCTTTTAAATTATTGCCCCATTATAGGAATAACCTATGAGGTTAAGAATACAGAAGCTAGGTCATTGGTTGATTTGATGAAACCTTTCCAAGTGTTGTATAATGTTTGTATGAACCAGCTTTATAAACTTCTTGAGAAGGAAGTGGGTAAGGTTTATTTGACATCTATTAGACACGTACCAGTTCCTAAAGATGGAGATGCACAAGATGCTCTTGACGTTTGGGAAATGGAAGCTAGGAACAGAGGTGTGGTGTTCATTGACGATTCTCCAGAGAACCTCAAGAGTCCATCAAGCTTCAACCAATTTAGAGATATTGACCTTACACGTACGCAGGAGATTCAATCTCGTTATCAACTTGCTATGCAGTTGAAGACTGAGTGTTGGGAACTTGTAGGTATGTCTAGACAAAGAATGGGATCTATTTCAGCCAGTGAGTCTGCTACAGGTACAAATGCTGCACTTGCACAGAGCTATTCTCAAACAGAACCTCTTTTTGTAGCACATGAATATGTTTTGATGCAATTGTATCAAGCAATCATTGATGCATCATTATATGTAGAAAGTAAAAAGCCTCAGTCCACGTTATCATACATCACTTCTGAAGGAGAATCTGCATTTGTATCAGTGAATGGTACAGACCTCAGATTCCGTGACCTTAAAGTGTTTGCTACAAATCGTCCTGAGGACAAGCAGATGTTTGAAGAGATTAGAGGACTCTCTCAAGCTGTTATACAGAACGGAGGATCTCTCCACGATGTAATAGAGCTCTATTCTACCAACTCAATAAGAGGAATGAAGAAAGTGTTCAAGACATTGAAAGAAAGACAGGAACAGCTCCAGGATCAACAAATGCAACAGCAACAGCAACAAATGGAACAACAGCAACAAATTGCTGAAGCTCAATTGCAACAAGCTCAAGTTCAAAATGAACAGAAGCTTGCAAATGAAAACTACCAAAAAGAACTTGATAGGATTAATAAGAAAGAGATTGCCATCATCCAAGCCACAGGATTTGGTAGAGTGGAGAGTGAAGATCTTAATCAAAATACAGTTCCAGACGTTCTTGAGATGAGTAGGTTTGCAAGTGAAGAAGCCAAAGCTGCAAAAGACTATCAACTTAAAATGTCTGATATTCAGAACAAGAATAGACTTGCTGCTGAGAAGCTTCAGCTTGAAAGAGAGAAGCTACAGATTTCTAGAGAGAATCAAGCAAACGATTTAGCAATTGCTAAAGAGAACGCCAAAGGAAGAGCTAAAAAATCTAAATAATGCTAGAATTTCGTAACCCCATCCCTGTTGTTGTAGAAAATGATAAGGATGGGTATGCAATTTATGTAACAAACGGTGGAAGTTTTGAGAATGATGTGTGGTGCGTAGTGCTATGTGATGGAGGAGAAGTGAGACATTATCTATCAAATCAAATAAGAATGTACGCTAACGCTACACTTAATATTAAAAAATTACATAATGTTTGATAGACTTATAGACGTAATTACAGAATGGTGGGCATATTTTATGCCTGCTATTATTATTCCTAATTATGAAGAAGCAGTTCTTCTTAGGAATGGTAAGTTTATAAAAGTGTTAGGACCAGGGTTCCACGTGAAACTTCCAATATTTGACGAAGTGATAAGTCATCATGTTGTTGTTACAACATTGAGTCTTCCTGCTCAATCATTATATACAAAAGACAAACAGAACATTGTTGTCAAAGGAGTGGTTAAATACAAGATAGCAGACGTGAAGATTTTCCTACTTGAGGTGTTTGATGCACAAGATGCATTGGCTGACATGACACAAAGCATAATTAAAAACATCATCATCACCACATCCATAGAAGAATGTTTAGATTTAGAATTAGATAACATTCTTACAAAGAAAGTTAGGGTGGAAGCAAGGAAGTGGGGAGTTGAAATTCAACAAGTTACGCTAACAGACATTGCTCCAATACGCAGTTATAGGATAATAAACGACTCAGTTTTAAACAATTTAGATTAGAGTAAATTACACTAATGCTATATTATCTGCAAAATTAGGCAGTTACATGTTCCTTCTCTTTGCTAATAAATTCACATTACATATTTTTACATTACAAACCAATTTTTAAAAGAACTACATATGGCCGATAATCAAGAACTTTCTCAATTTGGGAACTTTAGTATTGAAGATACTATGAATATGGGAATGGGTAGCTCAGAACTTCTGAACGATCTTATGTCTCCTGAAACAGCATCTAGTTCACCTGATGATGTTACAGTTATTAAAGACGAACCCCCTGCTCCTAAGAAAGCTGCTAAAGCTCCAGAAACTCCTAAAGAAGAAGAAGCTCCTGCAAAAGAAGATTCATCCAAATCAATCCAAGACTTTCTTCTTGGTGATGAGGAAGAAGAAGATGGTGATGATGCACCTGCAAAACCTGTAGCTAAAGAAACTAAGGAAGTTGAAAATGAGGAAGAAGAACCAGAAACATCACAGTTTACAGCTCTATCAAATGACCTGTTTAAATTGGGAGTGTTTAACAAGGATGAAGATGAAGAAGATGTTGCTATTACATCTCCTGAAGAATTCCTTGAAAGGTTCAACCTAGAAAAGAAAAAAGGTGCAATAGACATCGTAGAAAATTTCATAGGTCAATTTGGAGAAGACTACAAACAAGCATTCGATGCAATATTTGTTAAAGGAGTTGATCCAAAAGAATATTTCGGCACATATAATAACATTCAAAGTTTCGCTGAACTTGATTTGACTCAAGAAGGAAATCAAGTGGCTGTATTGAAACAAGCTTTAGCTGATCAAGGATTTGATCCTGAAGATGTTGAAACAGAAGTTGAGAGACTTAAGAATTACGGAGATCTTGAATCAGTTGCAGCTAAACACCACAAAGTGTTGGTTAAAAAAGAAGCAGCTAAGTTGGCTCAAATGGAGCAACAAAGAGAACAAGAACTCCAAAAACAACAAGCCTTTAAACAGCAATACGTAAATAACGTACAGTCTGTTCTACAAGATAAACTTAAAGCTAAGGAATTTGATGGCATCCCCCTCAATCCAAAATTGGCTAACGAACTACAAGATTTCCTTTTGGTTGACAGATATCAAACCTCTTCAGGCGAAAAGCTTACAGAGTTTGATAGGCAAATTTTGGAATTGAAGAGACCAGAAAACCACGCACTTAAAGTGAAGATGGGGCTGCTTATGAAAATTCTAGAAACAGATCCAACACTATCAACCATTCAAAAGAGGGGAATCAGTAAAAAGTCAGATGACCTATTTAGTGAAGTGGCAAGACAAACGTCTAAATCGTCCATTAAATCTAACAAGTCATCTACTCCCACCTCTTGGTTTCAATAATTACTAAAAAATAAAAGAACACAAAATGGCAATTCAAACAATCCCAGGTTTAACTGGATTTACGTATGCTCGTGTTGCTTCGATGGATAAGCGTGCTGTAGGTAAGCTTACAGATGCCAACCACCTTGAAAGCTTCCACAGCACAGAGCCTGCTGATTATGATAAAAAGATCATCAGCCTCTACACTCAAAGTTCATTGTACAGCAATGACTTCTTGGACATGATTAACAAGTCCACTCCTTATTACATTGACAACAATAGTGATGCATGGAAGTGGCAGGTACAAGTTCCTTACAAGTTTCCAAAGATCATCGATGTTCCTTTGGCTACTGAAGCACTTGTTAAGCCTGGTATTGATGGTCAAGAGTTCCAATTGGTAATTGACACAAATGAGTTCTCTAAGAACGCAATTGTTTCTGTAGGTACTCGTCAGTATGGTCCTAGGTTCTACGTTGTTAAAGATCCAGTTCCTTGGAACATGGGCTACCTTTACACCTTCACCTTGGTAAGTGACAATCCTACAGTTGATTTCGTAAGCTCTCAGTTCCTCGCTATTGGTGTTGAGCTTGAGCTGGTTGACGCTGCAATTGGTGAGTTTGATCAAGACTTGCTTGGTCTTCCTCGTCTTGGTGAGCAAATCACTATGTTTGAATCTCTTGGTTCTGCATATGGTTATGAGCACAAGATCACTGAGTGGGCTGATGACAAGATGATGGTTGATGCTTCTGGCAAACCTTTGGACATCCTGGTTTACGCTCCACAGCGTAGGAACCAACTTCCTTTGACTAGGAATGATGTTAAATGGGAACCATTCATTGAGTTCTGGATGCGTAAGTCTATGCTTGAGTTGAAAGTTAAGCGTATGATTTGGAGCAAGCCTGGTACTGTTAAAACAAATGGTTCTAAGCAAGAATTGAAGCGTACCTCTGCTGGTGTTTACCACAGGATGCGTAACAATGGTAACTTGGTACAATACAATCGTGGTGAATTCACTGCAAACCTTATCCGTTCAGTTTTTGGTGATCTGTTCTATCGCAGGGTGGATGTTAAAGACCGTAGGGTTAAAATGTATACAAACGAAGCTGGTTTCGATGTATTCCAGCAAGCTCTTAAGACAGATGCTTTGAATTCTGGCTTGACTTTCATGGCTGATTCTGGTAACAGGTATCTCCAAGGTGAAGGACAGCACATCACTTACAACTTTGCATTCGATGCAATGGTTACTCGTGAGACTGGTCGTGTTGAACTGATTCACTTGAAGGAACTTGATCTTCCACAATCTAACCTTGAATTTGGTCAGAACAAGAAATCTACTCCTGTATTCATGGTGTTCGATGTATCTCCAATGAGCGATGGTTCAATGGTAAACAACATCCGTGAAGTAAGGATGAAAGGTGCACCTTCAATGACTTGGGGTTATATCGATGGTACTCGTCATCACTTGGGCTTTGCTAAGTCTCAGGGTATGTCAAGTGCTAACAAGTTCCCTGGTTATGAAATCTGGATGAAAGACCGTTGTGATGTATTCATTGAAGACTTGTCTCGTACAGTTTTGATTGAAGAGATTCCACAATTCTAAGGATCCCCTCCAAGGATAGTATCCTTGGACAATTATACCGAGAAGAGATTGCCCCCCCACGTTCCCTGTGGGGGTGCTCTTCTCAACCTACAGAGTGTTGGATTGGGGTGTCTCCCATTCGCTACTCCTTCAGTGGAACCACTCTGCAACTTAAAACCAAGTTAAAAAACTACATATGGGCAAAATTGGAAAAATCTCTACATTAAAAAAAGAGTATAACAGCGCACAACTTCAGACAATGCAAGGCGGTCTTGCACAAAAAGGTATGACAAGGATTCCTGGTACAGGAGTTTTTAAATATCCTTACAAGGAACTTGATGGTCAATATAGGACAGGACTTAATCCTGAAGCTTCTTATATTCGTAGAATTCAAGATCCTACTGAAAGAGAACTAGAAGTTGATCGTGTAACAGCTCTTAAGGCTAAACTTGAAGGAGCTTTGAATCTTGACCTTGGTCCTCGTTCTCAGTTTTGGAACAGTGGATTGTCACATTCACAACATGATGAACTTCATGTTCAAGCAGTTAAACTTCTTGATGGTGACAATTACTACGATCTTGATCAACCTCTCCAAGAACTAGCGTTCTCATGGCTCAGAGTCCATCCTACAATTGCAAGCTCTTATCAAGCTTGGGAACGTGGTGAATATCCTGCTGACATACAGTTTTATGTTGTAGATGATGAAATAGAAAATGCAATCGTCTTTAAGAAAAAGCAAATCATTAACAAAGCAATTGCCAAATTTGATGGAATGACTCCTGAGAAGAAGCGTAAAGTTGCTCGTTTGTTAGGCTTGCCTGTTACAGACAACACTAAAGAAGAAGTTGTATACAACCTTGTTGATAATATCATTAAAGAGACAGAATTCAAAACAGGTAAATTCCAAGGTCTTTCTACAGTTGAAGTGTTCAACCGCTTTGCTGACATGAAAGAAAATTTGCTCCATATTAAAGATCTTGTTAGACAAGCAATTAGTCATTCTATATATAGGGTTAAACCTAATGGACGAATTTACGAAGGGGAATACGAAGTGGCAATTGATGATGAAGATTTAGTAAAATTCCTTGCTGATGAAGATAATCAAGATGAGCTACTCACTCTTGAGCAAAAATTAAAAACTAAGAAACTAGCATCTGTATGATACCTGTAGATAGTTTATTGTATAAAATTGATCAGAAACTAAATAAACTATCGACTAACGAACATCAACAGATTCAGCTTGAAGATAAAATCTTAGCCTTGAATGAGGCTCAGATAAAGTTGATAAAGCAAAAGGTTGATGGATTTAGTGTAGTGAGTGGTCTAGGAATGGATTCTTTTAAGAAACGTTACGAAGACCTTCAGAGTTTGGTAGTAAATTATGCTCATCAGCCTCTGAATCTAACTCTAAAGAACACACAGCTAAATCAGTGGTTCGCATATCTACATGAGCTAGATCCCAAGTATATGTTCTACATTGATAGTTATATACTTGCTGATAAAGGAAGGTGTAAGGATAGAACAATATGGATCAATAGAGATCTTGCAAAACATGGTGACTTGTCACTTCTTTTGAACAACGATCACTACAAACCATCTTTCGAATATCAAGAAACGTTTAATTTTATATCATCTGACGAGATATCTATATTCACAGATGGTACGTTTACACCAAGTAAAATCTACATATCATACATGCGCTATCCTGTTTATATCAATAAAGAAGGATATGTAATGTTAGATGGACAAGATTCGTACGACCAAGATTGTGAACTAGAAACCTATCTCGAAGATGAACTTCTAGATTTGACAGTTCAAAACCTTGCAATGTACACTGAAAATGCATCTGCTGTGCAAAGTGCACAGTATAGGATACAAACAAATGAATAGTTTTTCATTACAATTTAAATAAAACAAAATGGCAGATTTTTCTCTAACTACGCTCTTCGTGGTTCCTGTTGGCTCAACAATAGCCAATAGTGGTTCTACGCAAGACTTGACCCCTGGAAAAGTGGGTTTTTTCAAAGCTGATTACACTGTTGCCACTGCTGGTAACATTGCTGCAGCTCCTTATTTTTATGTAGCTCAAGGTAGGACTAACACCTATCTCCAAGGTTCCAAGCGTTCTGACAAGATCAAAGGATGTCCTAGTGGATCTGGTTGTAACTCTAATATCACTGAGTGGTATAGAGTTAACGGTTGCCCTACTCCTCAAGTTCAGATCACTGAAGTTGATAACTGGAATGTAAAGTGTGGTGATGTTGTTACTATCACTCTTCGTGCTCATTCTTCTTATGTTGACACCTTGTATTTCAATGGTTTCACTCGTAGCATTACAGTTGTAGCTCCTTGTTGTGAGTGTGGTGGTAATCCTTGTACTGAAGTTGATTACACAGCTTTGGTTAATCAAATCATTGCTAAGTTTGAAGCTGAAGCTCCTGGTAACAACCCTGACAACATTAGCTTTAACACTTTCTATTTATTCACTCAGCCTAGTCCTGGTGTTCTTAGAATTACAGCAAAGCCCTTGACTAGATATGGTCAGCCTTGTGATGTTGCAGCGTTCCCTTTTGAATATGACAGATTGTACTTCCGTACGTTTGTTTATTCTGGTCCTGCTACCACTGCTGACTTTATTGTTGCTGATGCTTGTAACATTGTTGCTGATGCTACAGTTGTTCAAACTTCTAACTATGCATCTGGTACTTCTGATGAAATCATTCAGTTGGAGAAGAACTACTACAGCTACCAAGCTGGTTACCTGAAGCATCTTTACAGGATGGCTGGTTACAATCAAAACTTTGAATCTTGGGTTTCTGCAGGTACAACTTATGATACCTACTACATCAAGTTCAATACTTATGATAAATCAGTATATCAGTGGGGTGATTACATTCATGAAGATAGCATGGTGATCATTGCTGTTCCTCAAGGTTCTGCTGCTGCTGTATCAGTTAGCTCAATCCTTACAGCTGGTCTGGGTGCTCCTGAAGATAAGAGTGCTTGTTTGACTACTACCACTACAACCACTGCAGCTCCTTAGTAGAATAAAGCAAATCATATAACCTGTGCCTGAGGGTGAGAGAGGATATTCTCAAGTCCTCGGGCACATTTATTTTAAATAACATGGCTAACGTATTAGATATATTAGTTATTGACACTCACAATGTTCTCACGCTAGGTATAGCTGATGCATCCGTGTATGACACTACACCAACATCACCAACAATTGAGATTACAGTTCCTGGTTTTCCTCCTGTATTACTTCCTTTTGTTCCAAACGATTTTAACTTGTTCAATTCTACAACATTAGAACTTTCTGCTGTTGGTGAACCAACGCAACCTCTTCCTGATGGTATTTATTATTTGACATATTCAATTGCTCCTGCATTTACAAATTATGTCAATAAGACAATTATGCGTGTTGAACAGATACAGCAAAAGTTTGATGAGGCATTTATGAAACTTGACATGATGCAGTGTGATCTTGCAATTAAGCAACAATCAAGAGTTGAGCTTGATAGCATCTACTACTTCATACAAGGATCAATTGCAGCAGCAAATAATTGTGCTGTAGAGACATCTAATAAACTGTATATGCAAGCAAATAAAATGCTTGATAATTTTATAAGGAACAACTGTGGTTGTTCTGGAACTAACTATCTTGTTAATTTTAGATAAATATATTTTATGGCACAATGTAGAAATTGTGGAGCAAAATTTGGATGCGGCTGTCAGCTAATTAACGGTTTATGTGGAGCTTGTGATGCTGCAATTAAAAAAGGTATTAAAAAATTCAAAAATGCTATCTCCAAGATTAGTAAATTGTATTGATTGTACAACAGAACAAGCGCTTATTGCTGATATTGATTGTAGGTTAACAGAGTTGGCTAACAATCAATACAACAACATTGTATTCATTCTCAATCTCCCTTTCCCTAGAACAGTGATTGGAGATCTTCTGAATTACAAAAGAATATTGGTAAGCAAACTTTGTAATCCAGAATATGCAGCTTGTTATACAGTTGCAATGATAGCTAGTAGAGTTAAACTTCTAATTCATAAATAATTATAAAATGAGTTGTAATAATTGTTATAACGGTTGTGTAGAAACAACATCTGATAAATGTGTAAGATATACAGGAAGCGCTGTCGAAGAGTTATCTATAGAAACTGGTGATAGTCTTTTTGTTGTTGAGCAAGCATTGATCGATGCTGTAGTTTCTTTTCTTGATGGAACAGGAATAGATATTACAATTGACCCAACAGCATATTGTGCTCTTGTAGTGGATTATCTACCTACATGTAAACCTATTTGTTCTCCTCCCACAGCTGTAGAGCTTTTCGAAGCTCTTGTAAAAGCTGCTTGTGATCTTCAAACTCAAGTTGATGCAATTGATGCTACACTTGCTACATTGAATGCAGATTATACAATAGATTGTCTTACAGGCGTAACAGCTAGTTCTGACACACACGCTATTGTTCAAGCTATTATCAATAAACTTTGTGATCTTGGTGTAGACCTTGCAGCACTTGCTCTTGATGTAGATACAAATTACGTTAAGCTTTCTGATCTAGATGCTCTTATACAAGCCTATCTTGATAGCTCAGGATCATCATCAGAATATTATAACAAGATGGTTCCATACACAGCTGTAGAGTATTATGGAACACTTGCAAACTTTGATGCTACAGGCGCAGGTCTTGGAGATTGGGTGAACATCTATTTATGTAATGGTCAGAATGGTACACCAGATAAACGCGGTAGGGTTCCTGTTGGAGCAATTCAACTTGTTCCTGGAGGTGCTCTGAATGCTGCAGTTAACCCTGCAACACCAGGTAATCCTAACTATGCTCTAGGAGATGTAGGTGGTGCTAACACTATCACTCTTGATGCTACACAGATTCCTTCTCATACACACATTCCCACTGTCACAGACACTCACTATCACTTTGGATATTCAAATGTTGTAAACACTGTAGATGTTACTGTAAATGCTACAAGTTATGTTCCAAGGGCTCTTAATTTGGATCCTTCTTCTAATTTGGAATACACAATGAATTCTACACCAACACTCCCCACTCTTGGAAGAAGTAGTGGAACTCAAGGAGCATTGTCTGTTAGCAACGGTAACACTGGTGGAGGATTGGCTCATGCTAACATTCAGCCTGTTCTTGCTTGTTACTATATTATGTACATCCCATAAACTTATTCATATGTCGTGTGTTCCTGGAATGCCTTGTTATGAGAATACAGTAACTGTGTACACTACATATCCTCCTGGATGTGGTCCTGTTACAACAATTGGTTCTGATCATATTATATACACAGGTCCAAATCTTCCTTGCTCAGGTGTTTCAAATAATGATTGTCTTACAACTGCTCTTCAGAAAATAGACACTAAGATTTGTCCTGCACAACTTGTAGACACAATCCTCACTGTACTAGAAACTGATGCAGTTGCTCGTGCTAGATTTTGTGCAATTGTGAGCGATTGTAACATAATAACAACAACCACTACCACAAGTACAACAACTACACTACCTCCTGGATAAGTTCAACAACTTCTTGTTAACAATATTAAAAAACCCTGTTTTGTTGGTTTTACAGGGTGGCCTCCCCTGCCCTTTCTAGGGTGGGGGTTTTTTAATTATACCAGTTAACCAATATAACCATCCACGTTAAAATAATTTGGTATATTTCAAATTTGTTCCTACCTTTACCTCAATTTAACCAAAGTTTTTATAAATGGCTGATAATCAATATCTTCTCAACCAGTTACAACAATTATTGAGTTGGAAAAAGAGCAAGAAGTTTTATGCAGAAAAGCTTGGAATAGGAGAAGAAGAAGTAGAGAGTCTGCTTAGAGAAATTAAAGAGTCAAAAGAAGCTATTAGAACTGAAGCAGAAACATCTGATTATATTGGTCTTCTTGAAGATGTTGTGGTTAAATACGAAGAAGATATTGCTAGGGGTGTAGGAGAAGTGATTTTCAATTCTGCTGAAGAAATTAAATCTCTTGATGAGCTTATTGTAAAGTCAAAGATTGATACAGAGAAGTGGGAAATAACTAAATACGTTCAGAACTATTGGGGAAATAGTAAAACTCCTCATTGGCAAGTTAAAGCTTGGATGGCTAAGAAATCCACTGAGCAACTATTCCAAGACTCATTCATTGAGTTTCTCAAAGAATACCAACCCACATCTAAAGAAATACCAACTCCTAGACAAAACACTGAAAAGCCTTTAGCATCTTTAATTATCAATAAACAAGACTCTCATCTAAATAAGTTTGACATAGATGGGAACAATAATATAAACAAAAGGTTCTCTAATATTCTACAGAAGGTGGAAGTTATTGTAGACCAAGCCAGTTTATCAAATCATGTAGACACAGTGTATTATATCATTGGGTCTGATGAATTTAATAGCGAGTTTACAGGAAATACAACTAAAGGAACCCCACAACAGAACATTCTCACCTATCATGATTCTTTTGAGAAGATTTGTAATCATGAGGTGGAAATGATAAAAATGCTTCTTGAGAAAGCATTTAATGTAGATGTTATTTATGTAGCTGGAAATCATGATGAGTTTGTAGGATGGCATATGATCAATTGGTTAAATGCATATTTTAAGAGTAACTTAAGAGTTACATTTGATTGTTCTCCTAAATACAGAAAGTATATAAGTTATGGAGAAACAGCAATGATGTTTAATCATGGAGATGCTATGAAGCCTGCAAAGCTTGCTAGCATATTTCCAATAGAATATAGAGAAGAATGGTCAAACAACAAGAACTTCTATGTATTCACTGGAGACAAGCATCATGAAATAAGCATTGACTTTGGTGGAATTAAGTTTTATCAAATACCTGCCTTTTCAAATGCTAAGAGTTCTTGGGATGAGAAGAATGGTTACACAGGCTCAAGAGCTGAGGTTACAGGATTCCTTATAGACTTTGAACAAGGAATGACTAACATATTCAAACAATATTTATAATGTCAACTTTAAGAAAATTAGTTTCAGATGTACGTGGTATGCACAAGTTGCTTTCCACTGACTCTCTCATTACTGACAGAGTGATAGCATCTGAAGTTAAAAATAATTCACTTCTTCTTATCAAGAGAGAAACTAATCTCAGAAAGCTCTGGGCTACGGACACTCTTTTTACAACATTGCCATGTCTTGAAATGATACAAGTTCCTATTTCAGAATGTTGTGATTATGTAGATCCTTGTTCAGTTTCAAGAAGTAGGTATAAATTGCCTCGTATATCTGAAGGAAACTATCAATATATTATTCAGGGTGTTTATTCTATAAACGCAATGAGTGGTCAAGGAAAGAAACTCAAAGAGATTACAATCAATAGATATATAAATCTCCTAAAGCTTCCCATCATCAAGAATGAAGAATACTATTGGATTCAGAATGGTTATCTATATGTAAATAATCAATATCTGAGAGCAATCAGAATATCTGCATTGTTTGAAACAGATGTTCCAAATGAGCTTCTCTATCCAGAATGTTGTTGCGGTGAGGACATTATTATAGAAGACTTCTGCAAGAACCCCCTTGACAAACCATATGGTCTTCCTGGATATTTACAAACACAAGTGTTAGAGCTCACTACCAAAAAACTATTGTCTACTTATTTCTCAATTAAAACAGATCTTACAGATGATGGTTTGGACGGACAAGCTCCAAACGTTAAACCAACTAGTTAATGCATTACTTGTACAGACATATAAGACTTGATAAAAATGAACCATTCTATATTGGTATAGGAACAAAGCAACATAATAAAAATAACTCTTTTAAATCAGAATATAGAAGAGCTTTCTCTAAACAGAGAAAAGATTCAAAAATTTGGAACCTTATATCAAATAAAACTGATTATTGTGTAGAAATATTAATGGATTCTGATAATTATGACTTTATTAAAAGTAAAGAAAAAGAATTTATAAAACTTTATGGAAGAATAAATAATAATACAGGATGTTTAGCAAATATGACAGATGGAGGAGATGGATCTGTAGGATATGTTCATAGCATAGAATCAATTGAAAAATTAAAAATTGCTAGAAAGACAAGAGGTTTTGTACATAGTTGTGAAATTTATCAATATGATTTACAAGGTAATTTTATTAAAAAGTGGGAATCTATTAAAAGTGCATCAGAATTTTGTAAAGTTCATATCACAACATTACATAAAGTGGTAAAGAATAACACAAATAATAATTACTGTAAAGGTTATTATTGGAAAAGTAATTTTGAAAAAACCATTACTCCAAAAGAGTATAAAATTGTAAATCGAAACGCTGTAATACAAATGATTTGTCCAGATACAAATCTTATATTAAAAGTTTTTAACTCAAAAAAAGAAGCTAGTGATTTTTTAGGAAAAAAGAAAATTAGCGGTTTTTTAAAAAAATGCATAGATAATAATAAAAAGGGACATGGATATTATTGGAAGGAGGTTAACCATGAGTAGAGTTCGGATTGATTGGAGGTCAGCAAGCAAAGAAAACTACAATAACTTCTGCAAGAAGCATCCAGAGATCAAACTAAGCTTTGATGATTGGAAAGATATAATATACACATTTAACGAAGCATTTAGAAATTACATTCTTGAGACAGGAAATAGAGAAAAGCTTCCATATGGATTTGGAGAGTTCTCCATTGTAAAGAAGAAGAGAAGAAAGAAAAAAGGACTTAATGATGAGTTTATTAATCTTCCTGTAGATTGGCAAAGGACTAAACAGAAAGGAAAAATCATCTACAATTTCAACTACCACACAGAAGGATACTTTTTTGGATGGATGTGGTTTAAAGAAACAGTGAGAATTAAAGGTACAGACTTTTGGTATTTTAAACCATCAAGAGTTACATCAAGAATGCTTGCACACTACATCAAGGCTGATGAAAAATATCAGCACATCTATAGAGAATGGCAAAAATAAATATGAAAGAAAAAATTAAATATACACCAGGAGAAAAATTTGGTAAACTTACCTTTATAGAAGAAGATTTTCACGAAAAAGAAATAACAGGGTTTCAAAAATATAGAAAAGCTGTTGTAGAATGTTTTTGTGGTAAAAAATTTATAACAAGGATCAGTGGATTAAGAAATGGTAAAGTTAAATCTTGTGGATGTATAAGAAAAGATAAATTATCAAAAAGAATAACAAGACACAACATGAGCACAAGCTCAGAATACGCCTCTTGGGAAGCTATGAAATCAAGGTGTTTAAATTCAAAAAATAGATTCTATTATAATTATGGAGGAAGAGGTATAAAAGTTTGTGAAGAATGGTTAGATTTTAAAAATTTTATAAAAGATATGGGAAATAAACCCAATAAAAATTATTCAATTGAAAGAATAAATGTAAATGGTAATTATTGTCCTGAAAACTGTAAATGGTCTGATAGATATGAACAAGATAGAAATAGAAGAAATAGTGTTAAATTTTTTATAAACGGAGAATATAAAATTTTAATGGATATAGCTAGAGAAAATAATTTACACCAACAGACAATAAAAAGCAGGTTATTAAAAGGGATGACAATTGAAGAAGCTATTGATAAACAGTATAAATACACTAAAAAATGAGTTATTATTATAAATACAACTTTGTGTCTCCTGAACCAATATATGCTATTGTGATGGAAGAATTGAAGTCATATATGGATACTGGTGCGGTAGACAGTTTGTTGTTTCCTACATACACAGATAAATGTCTTAGAAAACTTGGAAGATCATCATATCAAATTCAAGAAACCTATCTTGATATTTGTGATTTTGAAGCAAGGCTCCCAGATAACTTTTATGCTGTAAGAGAAGCGTGGATGTGTACATCTGTAGATGCACGACCATATCAATCAGCAAACTCTTTTTATTCTCAAGCTGCATCAGAGACAACAATTCAAGTGAGTCCTGTTATATCTGGAGGAACTCCATGTACTAATGAAGGATGCACAGATCCTGGTTGTGATGGTCACAGTTGCCTACCCTTGTTAATTCAAGCTGTCTATAAGACAAACAATGCAATTAATCGTTCTGTGCAAAGGCAATATCTACTTAAACCAGGAAACATTTCTGTAAAAGCACATTGTTCTTTAGATTGTGCAAATCTTGGTAGCTCTGCTGCTGATAGCTTTGACATTAGAGATAATAAGTTTGTTACAAACTTTAGGAATGGTGTTGTTCATTTGGTATTCTATGCATACGAATATGACAATGTTGGCAATCAAATGATTCCAGATAACTATCGTATTAGAGAATTCATTGAAGCATTTATTAAATATAAAGTGTTTGAAACTCTGACAAATCAGATTAACGATGAGACATTTAACCAGATTCAACAGAAGATGGTTAACTATAAACAACTTGCTGATGAAGCATTCATCATGGCTGATATTGAAATTAAGAAGCAAGATGTATATGCTAAGCAAAATAGAATAGTTCAAGATTTGAATAGGTTTAATAAGTACGAACTACCTAATAGAACTAACAGGTATGGTTGGAGAAGAAACGGATAACTTATATAAATTACAATGGCTGATCAACAACAATCAAATATAATTCAGGAGAACAATGTTGCTCGAACTGGACTCAATATGGACCAAACGGTCAACCAAGTTGAGAAAGGTAAGCTTACGTATGCCCTGAATGCTGCTGTAGAAAACTTTGATGCTAGTTCTGTTAACTATCAGAATGAGCCAGGTAATGAACTATGTCTGAACTTTCCCCAAGAGTATCATTTAATTGGTACACACCATATTGTTGAACAAGCCAAACATATATTCTTTCTCACCAATCCTAATACAGGAGCTTCTGAGATTGGGTATATGGATAATAACGATTGTGTTTATAAAACACTAATTAGCGCACCATGTCTCAATTTTAACATCAACCATCCAATCCATAAGTCTGTACACAAGATAACCAACTGCTCTACAGAAATATATTGGACAGATGGATTTAATTCTAGGAGATATATTGATCTTGATAATCTGCCTTTTAAAATTCAACCAGGCACTGATGTTTGTGAAAATCAAACAACCAATGAAATAGATTGTAACAAACTAAACATTCAGCCAGACTTTAACATTCCTGAACTTGAGGTGGTGGAAGTTATTAATGGGGGAAATCTAATTGCAGGAACATATCAATTTGCCATCCAATATTGTGATGCTAATGGAGGCGCTTACACATCGTATTATTCTGTAACCAATCCTACACCAATTGCAAATCCTCAGTTCACCACTGCTGATTTTAACTATCCTGTAGGAAGATCTATTGTAGTGAACATTACTAATATAGATGCAACTGGCTACTATCAATATTACAATGTTGCAGTGATAAAAACTGTAAATTCAATTACATCTGTAGAACTTGTTGGAACATATTTTATAGATGATTCTATTAATCAAATAACCTACAGTGGTCAGAACGTAACACAGATTAGACTGACAATTAATGATATATTTGAGAAGTTTCCTTATTATGAAATAGCTCAAGACTTAACAGCTGTACAAGATATTCTTGTTTGGGACAATCTTACATCTATAGATAGAATAAACTATCAACAGATTGCTAATCAGATAAGTCTTAAATGGCAAACTTATAAACTCCCTGCAAATGAAGACTATGCAGATGAGTTAAATGCAACCAATCTCAGAGGTTATCTTAGGGATGAAGTGTATGCATTTGAAATTGTGTTCCTGCTTAGGAACGGTAAACAGACAGATGGTTTTCATATTCCTGGTAGAGAAATATCTTTCACTGAGCTTATTCAACCAGATGTTCCTAATACCAATGCTGATTTTATAGAAACTGGCACAAGTGCTCCTTATTGGAAAATATATAATACAGCTTCTGTAATTGGACCAGCTGTAGGAGATAATATTGGAAATGCTACACCATACCAATATGGTGAATTTGCATATTGGGAATCTACAGAAGTGTATCCATGTAATGAGAATGTTTGGGGAACTCTTGCAAATCAACCTATCAGACATCATAAGTTTCCTGATGTTCTTGTAAGTCCTATATTTGAAAGTGGTACACCTACAATCAACTTTGATGGTACATATGCAAATTTGAAAATGGAGAATGTTTCTGTCTATCCAATAGGGGTAAAGATAGACATTTCTCAAGTGAATGCATCTATAGTAACATCTAGTCTTACACAAGATCAGAAAGATAGTATTGTTGGATTTAAAATAGTTAGAGGAAACAGAAGTACAAATTCATCAATTGTTGCAAAAGGAATTCTTAGAAACATTGGTGAGTATGAAAGAGAAGGGACTTCTTTTTATTTTCCTAACTATCCATATAATGATCTTAGAAAAGATCCATTCCTTCTTCAAGAGAATAATGCATTTGATGCTGTATGTAGAGAATATCAAGTAACAGTCACTGCTTCTGGTGACCTTAATTATTACAGTTGTGATACAGGATTACTAGTGGTTGATACTGTTACACTTGGAGATGTTGTCAATATATGTTCTACAAGCTTTCCTACATTATCAAACTCTGCCACTGGTACAATCACTGCAACTAATTATGGTACATATAATTTATGTACAATTGCTGGTAATGCTGGAAATAGATTTTCCTATTTTCCACCAAATGCAGTTGAGCCTACAGTTATTTGGGTTCCTGGTAATTTATTTGCTGATAATTGTGATATTGTTAATTCAATAACAGAACCTATACAAATTGAAGGAAGTGGTAGATATAGAATCACTCTATTATCTGAAAGTATAGGAATTCTAAACTGTACAGTGAGTGTTGATCAATTAGACGCATTCACTACTAATAGGTCTCAATATAGATTTGTATTCAACTCTCCAGAAACTTCTTTTGGAAAACCTTTTCTTGGTAATATATTGAAGTTAGAAAATGCAATATATGGTGCTGGAGCTGGTCATTTTGTACAAGTGACTAAGAATGCAACGTATAAGCTTATAACAAAAGAAGCTCAAGAAGATGCATTAAAATCAAGTGAAAGAATTGCAAATATAACAAGTCCATTTAGCCCAAATGCAATGTTCACTGCATATCAGGCATATCTACAGATTTATATAAACGGAATCACTAGAAGAAACTATGCTAGGTCATATAATTCAATAGCTAAATATAACTATTCATCACCCATAGAAAATAACTTACAAGTTAAACAAAGAGAAATTGATATCACTCAATATCTTATTCCTGGTGTTCAAAATGTTGGTGATGATTTAAACATAAACAATTTTAACAGAGAGTCTTCTGTTTATGTTAAAACAATTGACACTAGAGATGGATTTGCTGTATCTAGTCTCCCCTATCCTAGTAATACACCAAGCTTACTTATTGGAGGAGTTACCCCTGCAATTGAAGATAAATCGAGGTATACTATTTCTGAAAGAGGGAATTGTCTTAAACCTGAGAATGAGTTTGACATATCTACAGTGACATATTATGCATCTATAAAAAATATATTTAGAAACCAATGGGGTCAAATATATTCTTATGAAACAATTGATACAGGATTTCAAAATCTATCAATTGAGAATGCATCTGTTGGAATAATTTTTGGAGGAGACACATTTATCAATAAGTTTTCTTTTAAAACTAAACTTCCATTCTTTATTGATAATAGAGTGGGGGCTCCTGATGATTCAGATATATTTTATGATGAAATAGGTAATGTTGCCTATCCTAAATACTGGCACTCATCTAGATCTATTTTATTTGACTACACTACAACAGTAACATCTGGTAGTCCAGCATTACCTACAACAATGAATAATATTATCTCAATCAAGGCTCATAACTTTGATTGTCCTAATAGCCAAGTTGTAAATAATCCTGGAAGAACGTTCTATGATGGAAGTTTTTATTTGTTTGCCTATGGTATTCCTACATTCTACTGTGAGTCGGCAGTGAATGTAGACCTTAGGCAAGCATTTAATAATAGAGAGGGTGACTTCTACCCACACGTAAGTACAGGTATTCCTGATGCATGGTTACAAGAAAGCTTTGTAACTATTGCTCAAGATAATACATATTATTACAATGTAACTTACTCTAAACAGAACAAAGAGAACTTCTTCTCTCATCTTCCTATCAACTGGAGTGAGGAGGTGTGTTTGACAAACTATCCGTTTAGAGCAATCTATTCAGATAGACAAGAGAGCTATGTTGACAACAACACAAACAATTGGCTCATCTACAGACCAATAGCATCATTTGACTTTCCACAGAACTACGGAAAACTTACATCTCTTGATGGTATTCAGAATAGAGCTGTACTTGCTAGATTTGAAAACAAGAGCTTGTTGTACAACACAATGTTGACAATTAATACAAGCAATCCTCAAGCCGCTTATTTAGGAAATGATTCATTGTTCAGGAGTGCTCCTCCAATTGATTTTGCAGAAACAGACCTAGGATATGTAGGAAGTCAGAACAAAATGCTTCTAAAGATACCACAAGGACAAATAACTGTAGATGCTAAAAGAGGACAAGTGTTCTTGATAACAGGTAACCAAGCTATGGATTTAACAGCATTTGGTTCTGGAGTGAACAGGTTCTTTACAGACCATTTGGCTTTTGAGATTCTTAGATATTTCCCCACTGTAAACACAGACAATCATTTCAATGGAGTTGGTTTACATGGTGTTTACGATAGTAAGTATGATAGAGTGATCATCTCTAAACTAGATTATATTCCTCTGTCAAACAATATTAAATATGATGCTGCTCTACAGAAGTTCTATATAAATGAGCTTTTTGGTAACATCACTGTAAAAACATTTGTTGATCTCACTGATGTTACTTATTTTTGTAACAAGTCTTGGACACTGTCCTATAACGTAAATACACAAAGCTGGGTAAGTTTTCACAGTTACATTCCCAATTGGTATATCGCTGAGAACAACTTCTTCTATTCTGGATTAAATGACAGTTGTGATATTGAAGCAATTGCTGCTGAAGAAGTTCCAACAACTACAACAACTACATCATCCACTACAACATTCCTTTACGATTGTGCTCTTGAAGGAGAAATAGATGTTCCTAATTGTAATCTTGCTGGAACTATTGTTCCTCTAGTAGAATTCACTGTAGGAGCTCCTTCAGGTGTATTTAGTTCTAATTGCCCGTCTAGCGTTATTGGTTGGTCAGTTGACACATGGTTTGAGGTTAATGGAACTATATATTCTTTTGGAACTACAGAGACATTTAATCTTCCACACGGAACAGTTATTACAATAAAATCTATAGTGGCTGATGATTACTATATTTACAACCCAGGAGCTAGTTTTGAATACTGTGCTAAACAGTATGAACCATATATTGACGCAACAATCAATGGTGTAACAACTACATATACAGATCAAATAATAACACAAGGACTTACAGAGGGAACAGGTACACCTAGTCCTGCAATAGTAACTTATACATTTATATTAACATATGGCAACACATATGCTTTCACAGCTTATGTAACTGACGTAACTCCATAAAATAAAATCACATGGCAATCTCAGCAACTATAACATTAACAACAGCAGGAGCAGATACAGGTCCTTTTAATTTGTATACAAATATAGATGGATTTGTAACTCCTTTTGAAACAGGTGTAGGTAAGGCAGCTCTAGAGGCTGGTTATTTGTCATCACTTATTCCTGATGGAACTACTACTGTTAGAGTTAAATCAACAAGTTTGTTTTGTAACAATTACATTGATTTATCACTACCAGCAATAACAACTACTACAACAACCACTCTGCCTCCTGAAGATCTTGTTATTGTTATTCTTAATGCTAGACATGATCCAGCAGCATCTACATTCCCATCTCTACAATTTGCGTATTCAACAGATGGAGGAAGTTCATGGACTGCTACAGGAGCATCGTTCTCTGATACAACCTGCTCTCAAAGAGCAGTGATTACTATTCAAAGAAATGCTTCATTGGGTATAAAAATTACAACAGCAGGAAATACAACAATTACATGGCAAAGTGCAAGAAGCACAACAGACTGTCCTGCTTTCGTAACTCCTTCTTGTACATTCCCTGCTCTTACAAATTTGAATTCAAGAACATATTATTTCACCGTAAATGGTGATAACCAAGGAACCTGTTAACTATGGCTAAGACAATCATCATAAAGTTAAAAAAGGCTGGTAGAAGAGTAACTATGTTTTCTATATCTGATGATAGAGGAAACATACTTGCTACAGATGTTCCTAAGAGCACTCTGATATCAGGGCTTGCTCTTAGTGTTGATGATTCTGTTAGAGTGATTGTTCTTACATCAACAGGAATTAATTGTTGTGGTAGTGTGTGGAATCTTCCTGTTACGACAATCACTAAACCTGAACTAGCAGCTATTAAGTTTCAAGAAGTTAACACAGCATCCATCTGGAAACATCTTGCTAATCCTGTAATATATAACACTTATTACGGATGCATCAGACCATACATTATTGAATATCCTTTTGCATATCAATACTATGATGAGATTTTACAGAA